TTTGCCAATTTAATATACCTTGTTACTACTCTCCAGCAGAGTATGGAGTCCTTCAAGTCTATACCAGTGTGGAAGTGGTGATACATTTCCCTAAAACCTATTACCATCTCCTTGTCTTGGATGATTTGCTTCCATACTCTTAAAAGGCTTTCGAAGTCATATTGGTACCTTCTCTCATGGTTCATCCAACCCATGTAGTTGGATATTAATTCATTCCCTTCTTCTGCCTCTTCGGTAGTGGGGTTCGTAATTATCATTTTATAGTTACTTTATGTAGTTGTGAATCCATATAGTCTGATACTAATTCTTTAGCCTTTGATAAAAGTACTACCGCATCTGTGAGTTTGGGATCAGCTCCCAGGTTTTCGACTTCAAGTATAGCATTACGAATAGCTAACTCTGATTGGGTATTTAGGTCTACCCTGATTCTCCTTGGAATAGTGTTTTCTGACATGTTATATAAGGATTAATGTTAGTATATAGGCCCCTGTTCCCAGTACAGCCAGTAAAATTGTTGTAACAAGTATCACTTGCCACCTGTCCCCCCAGATCCAAGCTTGTTTGATAGACTTCCAGGTATCCTGGACTAACCAAGTTAGGATGAGTATTACTAGTCCGGCTACTATAAAGCCTACTGGTCCCACATAGTGGTAGTAATTAATTATTTTTTCCATATTTGTTGGGGTTATAAAATACTTTGCTGTAGAACCACTCGAATATTTGACTGCAAATTACTCGTAGTAGTATAAAATCAAGCACTAGATTGAACGTGGGCTGGTAAAAAACTAAGCCTAAGAACAGAGTATTAAGAAATATGAATTGCAAGAGGTGGAACCCATCGGTTAAGGATACTAAAAAGGTGGAAGAATAAGGAAACTTCTCCACGTATTCGGGTTTATAAAGCCAGAGGTAATACCAAGGCCTCTTGGTGTTGGGTATAATTGCGAAATCTACCATCTTCCATTTCTTGTACCAACCTAAATTGGGATCCCAATAGGAGTAGTTTTTAAAGGTATAGAAGATGGATTTCCTAAAGTTCTTAAACTTCAAAGCCCACATTGCTGCGTAGGCTATTGAAGAGATAATTAGGAACAATAAAGATACAAGGGAATGTAAGTGCATGGGATTTCTATATATAAATAAATAGAAATACCCAGGAAAGAAGGACTTAGTGGTGGTATTGCCAACTGCTTTTGTAGTAGGCTTTGTCGTAGAATGGGAAAAATTCGGATTTGAAACGAGTTACAGCCCCATTTTTATCATGTGAAAATTCAAAAATCCAGCCCCCCAAGTGGGCAGCTAGCTTTTTCTTCCTCATAAAAGGTGTCTGATCTTGGGTACAACCAGTTTGTAAGGTATGAACGCCTCTAATATACTCATAAGAGGCTTTATGATAGTGGCCAATTAATAAAATATCTGGTTTATCTCCGCCTGTATACGATTCAATTATCTTTTGGGGAGCATAAGAGATGGCATAAGATGATCCCCCACCAGGGTGAAGGATCCTAATCCTCGTATGACCCGATTCAGCAGTGAGTAATTCATCATGTTCCATGTGACCAAGGAAAATAAGGTCCTTCCTGCCGATTGATTCAGCCTTACTTTGTAGGTATTTTCCTACGTTAATACCTTCCCGCTGAGTATACCAGCCCTCATGGTCATCTCCTGTGATTAAACGAGTGGTAATTCCGGGCCTTTGGGGATATCTTTCCAAAAAATAATCCAACTGACGGTCTAAACCGTGTGCCAAAAGGTCGTGTTTGTTAAATCTAGCCTCTCCCTCAATCCAATTACCCGTATTATAAACTATTGAGATGCCTTCTTTAGCGTAATGGTCATATAAGGCATTGAGTACATCGAGTCTTTCATACCTACTGGCTAAGTGGTTGTCCCCAATGGCTCCAAAACGGAAGTTACCCTGAGACATTTTCTCAACATTAAGTATGGTATCTTCATTTTTGGTAATTAAAGTGTCCATTATGATAATATCGTTCTCGGTATCAACATTATAGCCCTTTTCTTTAAGTTCTTCGAGGGCTTCTTTAATTCTTTTTACTGATACATCATAAAGGTCGGAAAGTTCTATTAATGTATGGGATCCTCTTTTATGGAAAAGCCTTTCCTTGAGCTGTGATACTAAAGGTGAGGAAGTATCGGAATTGGTTTCTTGCTCCATGAAACGTCTTTTTACAATCTCGGCAACCCGTTGTATACCCATAAGCGTGTACTTCTTATCGTACATGGTAACAAAAAAGTCTGGGTGTTTTTCCCAGACTAATTTTGCGAGATTGTATCTGCCCAATTTTGGGTCCATCTTAATAAGCTCTAATATAAGGCTCACTAAGTCCTCGCGGCTATTTCCTTTTGACATAATGTTTAGTTTTTGGTGAAGGGGGTTATCCAGATATTCTCTGCCCGGGCTCTTTTCCACAGAGAATCGAATTTCTTGAAGTTATATTCAATAAGAACTCCTGTAATCTCGCCAAAAAAGATATTGATGGTCCCTTCTTGGGAACCTTCATAAAAAAACCTGACGTCCGTTACATCAAATGACATCCTTCTCCTTAAGAGGGGCATACCCGTATCCCCCTCCTCTCCACTGGTCAATAAAGCTATTACGGTTATTTCCATGGCCAGGCTAAATGGAATTCTCTTTTATTAATAAGGACCTCTGCTTCTGCAAAAGCCTTTGTAAAAATACCCTTGACTTTTCCTTCTTGGATATCATAATAATCAAAGCAGTCTACTGTTTGTAAAGCAGTAACTTGCGTATCTGGATCTTCTATTGCTCCGTATACTAACTTACCAACTAAAACGACATCATCTTTACGGACCGCGTAATCAACGGGATCCATATAATCAAAACAGACAATAATCGTCTCGTTGATTATCATTTTGATAGTCCTCGGGGAGTGGCGGTTTGAGCGGTTCTACCAATCCTTGGTTCGTAAGGAGTTGGTCTAAAATGTTCTAATGGGAATATTCTACCAAATGTTAAATACCAACCAATATCTTTGGTGATCATCTTTGGTATAATGATTTGTTCATTCTCAGGATCAGTTTCTCCAAAGAATTTATCTTGGCAAATAGGGGAACAAAAATAGCCGGCTTTCTTGTGGTCTTTACCCCCTCGAGTAGCAAAGTAAGTTACTCCGCAACAACTACATTGTCTCTGTACATAATAAACCCAATATTTTTTCTCTGGGTGGCGGGCTTTAAATACCCCTTCTTTACCCTCTAACGGGATAAGGTTCTGAATTTGGAGCTGGTTCATATCGACTGGATAAAAGTTTCAATAGGTTACGAGATGCTGAATTTAAGTCGTCATTAATTATATAAGAATTGAAAGCCTGTATATATTCTTCTAACTCTCTTTTACTGTTTTCAAAGTTCATTACGAGTTGGAAAAGCTTAAAGTATGGGTTATCTACCTCTAAACTTATGGTATTAATTAAAGGTGTGGCTAGTCTTTGGTAGTCTTTATCTACCTCCATTAAGTCTTCATGCCGCTTAACATAATACATGATAGTAGTATGATTATCAGCGTAGATGTAATCACTTATTTGTTGAAAAGATAGCTTTATAGTCCTTCGGGCTATGAAACAAAATATACATTTTAAGTCTACCACCCCATCCTTACGTTTCTTAGATTTAATTACATCAATTCCCCCTGGTACATTTCTGTTCCAAAGTATTATTAAGTTCCTAAGTTTAAAAGCCTCTTCACTGCTTATCCTTCTTACACGGGATAAATCTTCGGGAATCATATATTAATATTTGAATAAAATAGAAAACCCCAATAACGTCGGCAATACCTATTTCTTAATAAACATGGCAACTATCAAAGTACTAGGAGTTTGCGCAGGAAATGGGGCTATACTATGGCCTTTTAGAAAATATCTACTTGGCAATATAGAACCCCGATCGGCGTTTAAAACTCCAAAAGATGAACAGTGGAAGGCAAATTATGACCAACCTTTGTTTAGAGATCTAAACGCAGATGAATTAGTCGGGGTAAGGCCCACCTTGATAATAGGTCACCCAGACTGTGGTCACTCTTCAGTATTAGCCTATTCAAGGGGTAAGAAGTTTAGTGATCCTAAGGTAAACAAAAGTCTCAATATGTTTATTGAGGCTGTTACACTATTCCGTCCCTACATGTTTGTAATGGAAAACCTGCCTGCCCTTTTAAAAACCTATCCCGACATAAAAGATAAGTTCCCAGGTTATCATTTCATTACGTACAATGGGTCAGTTTCAAAGTGGGGTAATAGCCAAATATCTCGTAAAAGATTGGTATTAATAGGGATATATAAAAAATGGAGTAGATTTCAGGTAGCTTCTAGTGCATTCAAACTTCCGAATAAAAAGAAATTAAAACTTAGAACTTTTAAGGAACTAGTTGAATCCTTAGGCAGCCTAAACAATGACCTATGTCATAGTCGTCTTAGTTATGAAACTAAGATAGCTATGTTTGGGGGTTGTAAAATGACTATAGGGGACATAAAGAAGGGATGGCAAAGTAATCCTGAAGCTAAAAGATGGAAAACGGGTGAGACCAAGATGATCAATGCTCCTGGGGTATACCGCAATCTACCAGAAGATTATCCCCTTACAGTAAGGAAGGGAAACAGAGAATTTAATGCCGAAGGTGACATAATGTCACCGAGAGAAAGAGCAAGGATACAAGGCATACCTGATGAATTTAAGTTAGTTTTTTATGGGGGCAACCCAGGCTACTGGATAAACAAAGGAAATATAACGGTGACAAAATGCTTCCCAATGGAAATATCTACCTGGGTACGTAAGACCTTATTACAGATAAATATATAAAAACTAAAAACTCATGAAAAAACTAATCACAACCTTAATCCTAGTCCTGGGGCTATACTTAATGGCTCCCGCGCAATGTATCACGAGCGTAACGTATGATACCACCAGTGCTCACACATTTGTGTATTTCACTAAAGCCGATTCTGTACAAAAGGTAATCCTATTTGCATCAGATACCACGGGGGTGGATACTACCAGTTTAACTCAAATGACCCATTATGAAACTAAGTCGCCCATCAAATTAGGGCCTCCTAAGATTACCTATGGGAAAACTATGAAAGCGAGATTAGTTGGTTACAGAGGTGCTACAGCTATTTGCAGTACCTGGGTATTCACCATGAAAACTCCTACTAATACAACCTCAAGTTATTCTGATTCATGTTCAATAGCAACCGGCCTTAAATACGTATTAGCCAATAACAAAGCCTACCTATCTTGGTCAGGAGGATTTGCTACAGGTTATACAATTAAAGTTGCAGTCGATAATGGCACTGGATCCTATTCCTATAGTACCTATACCTCATCTACTCCCTGTAAATCAGTAGCTGTAGTACCAGGTAAAAAATATAGGTGGTACGTAGTAACAGATTGTGCTATCATGGCGGATAAGCAAAGTGAATTTTCAGAAATTGTAGTCCCTAAGTAACATGCCATTTTTTGATAAAGTAGTTGAGATCCTATCTGGGGGAGCTGTAAAGGCTATCCTTGACAAGATCCCAGACCCAGGTTCAAGAGCCCAAGCAGCCCTGGAACTGGAAAAAGAAAACCACAGGGCTGCAGAAGCTATTGCTGAATTAGCGGCAAAAGAGAATGAAATAGCTCAAACCAACCTAACGGAAAGGGCTAAAAATGATATGCTTAGTGATTCTTGGCTTAGTAAGAATATAAGGCCTATGGCTTTAATATTCCTCCTAGTTGTTGTATCATCACTGGCAGTACTCGACTCAGTAGAAACCGTTCTCATGAAGGTAGATGAGGCATGGATTGAGATGTTTAAGGTATTACTCTTAGCAGCTTTCTCCTATTACTTCATTGGCCGTACATTTGAGAAGATAAAGCTATCATAATGGGAGCTATGAAAGAAATAAGGGAAAAAGGCTTTATAAAGGCCGGACTCGAAAACTACAGAAAGCCAAGGCCACCTTGGCTTTTTGCTTTGGGTGAAACCATGATCTGGTTGGGACTCGGAGGAGGAATGGCCGGCCTAAAGACCAATATTGACCTGTCCTATATTTGCATGATAACGGGAGCAATAGGCTACTTTTTAACGAGGGCCTTCCCTAAAACATAATTTATGAAGATAGTAAAAAAGTACCTAAAAAGCCTCCAGTATTATCCTGGGGAATTCCCTAAAAAGCAGATTTTCCTACACCATACGTCAGGATCATCTGCTTTATCGGCGTTAAGTTGGTGGGACCAGACACCCGACCATATTGGCTGTGCCTATTTAATTGAGAGGGATGGGACCATTATAGAGGCCTTTGAACCAGAGAGATGGGCTTATCATTTGGGTGCCAATTCTTCTGCCCTGGAGAAATCATCAATAGGTATAGAATTGGTATCTCGGGGAAGACTATTTAAGGAAGGGGAAAACTATATTTTCTACCCTGCCTTACCCCTGAAAAAACTGCCTAAAATAGTACCCCCGGACCAAGTGGAGATACTCAAATCCCCTTGGAAGGATTTCCTGTACTATGAAAAATACACAGATGACCAAATTTTAGCTTTACTAGAACTCTTGGATCATTTAATTGGTAAATTTAACATAAAGGTACAGGATGATATTTCCGATTTCCTTGAATACAATCCTTTAATTATATCGCAGGGCCTTAATGGAATATGGGCCCATACCTCTGTTAGGAAAGATAAATCCGACCTTTTTCCTCAACCTTCCCTTATAGAGGCCTTAACCGATCACTTCCCTCCCAAAATTTAACACACAGATATAAAGGGATATACTTATTACTATATTATTATTAAAAATAATATATGTAAGTATTATCCCTATTATCTTGTTGTAACCCTTTTCCAGAAATCATGTCTAAAGTAGAAAAACTCATCTCTAAACCCTTAAACTCTCAACAATTCGGAGAACTAACCCAGGTTGTAAAGGATGTGTTCTTCTTTTCACAATTCATCTACGTAGTTCACCCAGTAAGGGGAAAGGTTAAGTTTGATCTCTATCCTTTTCAGAAAGCGGTTCTCTGGCAATTCCTCACAAATAGGTTCAATATCATCCTAAAGTTCAGACAGGCAGGGATTACAGAACTTATCTCCATGTATTGCCTCTGGCTGGCTTCTTACCATCCCAACAAAGTTATTCAGATCATTTCTATCAAGGACAGGGTGGCTAAGAAGGTTTTGAGGAAAATTAAATACATGTACCGGAACCTTCCCGACCACTTAAAGGTTCCTGTCATAAATGGTAGAGGAAGTGAAATAGGGACCGGGACTGACATGGAATTTGCTAACGGTTCAATCATCTCCTCAATCCCGACTACAGAAAATGCGGGACGTTCAGAAGGTCTCTCCCTTCTGGTAATTGATGAAGCAGCCATCATTCGTTGGGCTAACCAAATTTGGGCGGCAGCTTTCCCAACCTTATCAACGGGAGGATCAGCAATCCTTAATTCTACCCCATACGGTGTTGGTAACTGGTTTCATAAACAGTGGGTAGAAGCTGTATCAGGGGGTAATGACTTTAATGCCATCAGGTTAAAATGGAGGATGCACCCCGAACGAGATGATGAATGGTATAAGTTAATGTCAAAAGCCTTAGGTCCTCGTCGTACCGCCCAAGAGATTGATGGTGACTTCCTTACTTCAGGTAATTCAGTGTTTAACCTCTTAGACATAAGGGCTATTGAAGAAGAACTTGAAGGGTATGAACCAGCCGAATTACTAATGAATGGCCAATTCCGTATCTTTAAGTATCCCGATAAAGACAAGGATTTCTTTATTGGTTCTGACGTTTCAACCGGTCGTTCACAAGATTATACCGCCTTTACAATAATGGATCGTTACGGAGAAGAATATGCTTGCTTCAAAGGAAAAGTCCATGTAAATAGGTTAGCCGATTTACTTGGTAAATACGGTAAAAAATACAACTATGCTCGAGTAGCCCCTGAATCAAACGACATAGGTTTAGCAGTAACCTCTAAACTTGAAGCTGATGGGTATAAGAATTTACACTATACTACAAGGTTTGTTAAAGAGAAAGGGGAAAGGAAACCTAAAGAAGAAATAATACCTGGCTGGTATACTACTCGTAAGAATAGGCCTGTTATGGTAGATCAATTAGAAGAGGATATACGAGAGGATAGATTAATCATCCGTGATCCTTTTTTTGTTGCTGAAGCTTACACCTTTATTTACGACAATGCCAACCGCCCAGTTGCTATGGGTAAAGGTAATAAAAATGCTAACCTTGAGGAAGAATCCCTATCAGACGGTTCATATTCAGATGATGCTATAATGGGTAAAGCTATTACAAACATAATAAGGAGGTCTAAGAGGAAAGGCCCCGTAACACTGCCAGGCTAATGAAACACTTTAAATTATTCGGTAAAAATATCATATCATGGGGTAGCGAAGACCTAGTTAAGCCTAAACTTAAGGCTAAAACTAGTAGCTTACCTTCAGGGAGGGTTAGTACACCCCCTTCTACTGTTACCGATTTAATGAGTGATTTGCCCGTAGTAATGCCTGATTTCGTATTTGATGTAATCCCATTAATAAGAAAGTTAGCCTATTATAATGAAGACGTTTCCCAGGCTTTAGATAACATAGTTCAATTAGGTAACACCGGTCATACTATTAGGTTTGACTCTACCGTTAATGAGGTTGAGGCTAACAAGATGTTAGAACACCTTAATAACCGTAAGTTCCAATGGTCAGAAGCTACTGCGGGTATGGATGGTTTAATCAACCGTATGATATCCCAAGTCATGATATCTGGAGCTTGTTCAGGTGAATGGGTACCTAATAAAGATTTAACAGGTGTAGACCGCTATGTTTTAGTTAATCCCGAAACTATTAGGTTTGTTTATAATAAGGCTAACGGTAAGTACTTCCCATACCAAAAAATTGAAAACGGCGTAGGTGAAAAAGACCTAATTAAGTTAAACATAGAAACCTACAAATACTATGCTCTCAATGGAGATCAGGAAATACCTTATGGTATACCCCCTTACCTACCCAGCTTAGTAGCATTAACCCGCCAGAAGAAAATGTTAACCAACATTGACTTCTTAATTGATATGGTGGGTTTGATAGGCTTTTTAACTGTTAACTTAGAAAAGCCCGATAAAGAAGCTAATGAAAATGATACCAAATATCTTCAAAGGGTAGAAAGCTTCTTAGACCAAGCAAGAGATCGAGTTAAGGCAGGGTTTAAAGATGGTATAGTTTTAGGATTTAAAGAAGATGCTGAATTCGATTTCCAAAGTTTCACCAAGGATTTAGTGGGTGTAAAAGAGTTATACCAAAACAATGAGCTCCAGATCTTTTCGGGGTTAAAACAAGATGGTTCTCTGCTTGGCCGTCCTTACAGTACTACTGAATCCCAGATCACTGTAATCTTTACAAAGCTATTAGCCCAGATCAAGAATATACAAGCTATTGTAAAGAAGAACTTGGAATTTGGTTACACTTTAGATCTCACACTAGCGGGGTTTAAATTCAAGTCTTTACAGGTAGAATTTAACCAATCTACTGTACTTGATGAACTTAAATACCAACAGGCTCAGGAAATTAAGATCCGCAATACAAGTGATCTTTACTATGATGGTATCATATCCCTGGAAACTTATGCCAACTTAATGGGCTATGAGAAACCCGACCAAAAAGATATTAGATACCTTCGTAACCAAGTTTCAGACCCCGAAGCTGAAGCCGCAAGAGAAAAACAAAAAGATGCTTCTGATAAAAAGGTAAGGAAGAAAAATAAGCCTCAAGAAAAGTCTCTGAAGTAACAATACTAATCCCCCCTTAAATATGCCTAAAGAAATGATGACAGCCGTTATAGGATGCGGCCACAGCTTAATATTAGCTCATACCCCTCTTAAACTACACCCAGAAGATGTAGGTAAGAAACAAACCTTGGAGAAAAAGGATACTTCTTCTTTCGGCCTTTTTGACACCTCTACCCCTAACTTTAATACCTACTACCCCGAAGTTACTGCTGAAGATCTGAAGCCAAAAGATGATGAGTTTATCAGCCCCACCTTCAGGTTACTATCCGAAACAATTGTCCACCGTAGGTATAACCCAATTGATTTCAGTATGAATGGAGTACTTAAGTCCTCTATGAGTAAATTACTGGGCCAATCCGTTTATACTAACCACGATGCTCAAATCGGTAATGAAGTGGGATCAGTGGCAGAAGTAGCTTGGCAGGACAGCTATACTACTAAAGGGGGATTAAAAGTACCCGCCGGGATTATAGGAGTACTAAAGATAGATGGTAAATCCCATCCAAAAATTGCCAGGGCCATTATGATGAGCCCTCCCGCTATCCACTCCAATTCTGTAACTGTATCATTTGCCTGGGAAAAATCCCATCCCAAAATGTCTGACGAAGAGTTCATGAGTAAGATCGGGACATTTGGGGAAGACAAGCAATTAGTAAGGAGGATAGTAACAGAGATCGGAGCCTACCATGAAACTTCCCTGGTAGCACATGGTGCTGACCCTTGGGCTCAAGTAACTGATGGTAATGGCAAAATTATAAATCCCGAATATGCCGTTAGCCAGAATTCGGCTAAGGGGGGTTCACAAGTCTACTTTTATTCTTATAAGACAGACCTACTCTCTCTCAGTGCAGAAGAGGATGAAATTAAAAACTTAGAAACTCAATCAGATACTAACATGCTTAAAGAACTTCAACAATTTCTGGGCCTTGATGATGCCACAACTTTTGAACAGTGTATGGCAAAACTTCAGGAAAATAAGGCTGCCTTTGCCGACAGCCAAACTGCAGTAACTAATCTTACTGCCCAGGTAAACACTCTCAACGAAGAGCTTACAACTCTTAAAGGTCAAACCCCAGTTGAGACCCCGGAACACAAAATCGGTAAAGCCCACCTTGTTGCTCTTAAAGCTGAGACAGTGGCCAACCACAAGAAAGTATACGGTGATGCTAATGCTTTCATGTTGGATATTATAAATAACGCTACTGAACCTTCAGTTATTGAAGGTTTCAACAAACAATTCACTGACGCTCTGGAAGCTAAGTTCCCCCTTACCTGTAAAGATTGTAATGGTCACAATGTAAGCCGTGCCTCTGCTTCAGAGGAGGGTTCTGGAGGATCTTCAGAAGGTCAGGGTAACCCAGTTAAAAAGACCCGCCAACAGGTTGAGGCTGAATTTTCTAAAGCCAACATAGATGTAACACATCTTCACGGCCAGAAGTAACCCCTAACTCAATACCTCAATAACTATTAATACCATAAATCGTAACCACTCTAAAAATAATTAACCATGCCTAGTACACTTGGATCAGTAACCAAATCCGTATTCCTTAACGAAATCGAAGCCCACAAACTCCACCTTGAGTTTGAAGTTGGTGCTACAGCTGTAAAAGCTGGTCAGCCAGTAGAACTGGATTCTGCAGGTAAAGTAGTACCTGGTGCTGGTGGAACTGCTTCCACTACACATATCGGGATTGCTATCCATGACCGTGCTACAGGTGAATTGGTAACCGTTGGTTGCCACGGAAAATGCGTGGTAAATGGAGAAGCTAAAACCGCTATGACTCCTGGACCAGTTCTTTATGATTCCTATGATTCTACTGATGCCCGCATTGTAGTAGATGACACCTCAGTAACTGAGTCCAACATTGTTGGTTGGTGCTTAGATGTTGCCGCTGCTCCTGGGGATGCTGTAAGAGTATTAATGAAGTAAGGATAACCATCAAGTTGATACAACCCAAAAATTAACCCATTTATAACAAAACCATGAATAAAGCTCAATACGAGAAATCCTCTTATAAAAATGATGTAGAGGACATTGTAAGGTCTCTTGATGCAATGAGATCAGATCGCGATAAACCCCTAGATGTAAATCTGGCGGATTACGTACAAAAACGTTATGGTGTCTCCCTCGGTGCATTCTATGAGGATTTAGGAATCGATCCTACCATGGACACTATCCAGAATCTTATCACTCTGCCGGACCCTTCGGTAAGATTCTTGTATCCCGAGATTATTCGTGATGCCATCCGCTTAGGACTTCGCAGGTCTGCTATTTGGCCAAACATTGTGGCGGCTGAACAGACAGTTCCAAACCCCACTATCACTCAGCCTTGGATTAATATGAGTGATGCCACACCTAAAGTGGTGGGTGAAGCTGAGACAATCAGCACTGGTACAATCTCGTATGGCCAGAAGACTTTGAAACTTACCAAGATGGGTAAGGGTGTTAAAATCTCTTACGAACTTAAGCAGTACGTAAGCCTTAACATCATCTCCCTGTTCCTTCAGGATATGGGTATCAAATTAAGCCACGGCTTAGATGCCCTGATGATTGATTGCTTGATCAACGGAGAACAAGCTAACGGTTCAGAATCAGCTCCAGTAATTGGGGTTGCTACGGCTAACACTCTCGTTTACCGTGATCTTTTGAAAATCTGGATCAGAATGCGCAGAATTGGCCGTACTCCTGATGCTATCATCGGGGGAGAAGAAATGGCCCTTGATACTTTGGATCTTGCCGAATTTAAGGATCGCAAAGCTGGTACTACCGATGCTAAGCTTACCCTTAAAACCCCAGTACCGTCTCAGACTGACTACTGGATCCACGGTAACGTTCCTGACGATCAGCAAATCCTTATTGATACCAGCTCGGCTCTTATCAAATACAATGCTCAGCCATTGATGGTAGAATCTGAGAAAATCGTCTCCAACCAAACTGAGGCAAGCTATGCTACCCTCACTACTGGTTACGGTATCATCTACAGAGATGCAAGGGTGGTAATGGATCAATCAGATACGATTGTTAACCTTCCATTCCCTTCATACATGGATGTAGATGCCCTGGAGAACGTAGTAATCGACTAATCCGTCCATTTTCCATAGTAATCTTAAAAGAGCTAGTTTTCCCGCTAGCTCTTTTTTGTTTCCACAGTCTATTCTAATATAAATTAAATACCATGGCTAAACTACGTTACTTTAAACTGGGTGCAAAAGCTTCCATGTTTTATGACACCTCTTCAAGATTGAAGATCACCCTGGCTACACCAGGTACTGCTCCTGCCCATAAGTTAAACAAGAATGCAAGGGTTATCTCAGCTTTGGCTCAGGGTCACATTGTTGAAATCGATGAGGCTGCCTATGACAATATCATGGCTAAAAAGGGTTCTGCTCCTGTAGCTGCCCCAGCTAAGGATGAAGAGGAGGAAGTGGTAGAGGAAGAAAATGAAACCTCTGACCAAGGGCTAACTCGGGATGAATTACTTAAAGCAATTGAGGAATCAAGTGTACCCGAGAAAAAGAAAAAGAAACTTTCATCAAAAACCGTTCAAGAACTCCAAGACCTCCTGGATGAATACGGAGGATAACTATGGCTGCTCCCGTTGCTAACTTCTCATATTCAGAAAACGAGCTATCTGTACAATTCACAGATAGCTCTCTGAATGTTCCTACTTCCTGGGCCTGGAATTTCGGAGACATTGATAGTGGTATGGCTAACACCTCCACTCTTCAAAACCCCGTCCATGTCTTCAGCTTACCTGGGTCGTATACTATAACTGTGACCGTAACTAACGTTGATGGTTCCTCAGTTAAAACCTTAACTATACATGTAGGACAGGGAAGGAAGTTATTGAGCATCTCAGAAATGATCGATTGCCGTATTCCAGCAGGGATGACCATAGACTCCTTATGTAAGGAGAACTACATTAAAATTGAACAGCTCTATCTTCAGCCTTTAATGGACCCCGAGATAGATGATGAATCCCTTTTCAATGAGAACGAATGGCCCCCTCTAGCTAACGCTCTTATAGCAGAATTAGTAGCTTATAAACTAATTCTTGATGAAGTCAATAAAATCATACTAGTGCAATCCAATACTAGCTCTACGAGCAGTTCTTCGGGGTCAGCTGGGTTGAAAAAATTAGTAACCGGTCCATCCGAGGCGGAATGGTATAATAACACCGAAGCCGCCAATGAATTTATCTCCTCTACTTTCAAATCAGGAAGTACTTTTGAGAAAACAACAGTAGCAACTATTTGCTCTCTCTCTAAGAGGCTGAAGATTAAACACCCTCTATGCGAGAATACCTATAAATACCCAGTACTATTCAGAATCGTTTCCTAAATGGCTACCCCACTAGTTACAGCTACCCAATGGGACATGTACAAAAACTTAATGAGGGATGCTCATGAAACTTTTGCTCAGAAACCCATAGTATGGAAAAGATCCCGAGGGGGTCTAGACCGTTACGGTGAAGACAACGCTTCTGAAAGGTTTACCAATATAAACCTAAAAGGTTTACTCCAATATAATGCCTTCAGGACCTGGCCTATTAATAGGACCTCAGAACAAGGAGAACAGGATAAGGAAAATGTAATGCTAATCTTAAACAAACAATATCTCCAAGAACTTGGGTATATAAACGCAAATGGAAACTTTGCTTTTGATCCTGCTGCTGATAGGTTTGTCTTTGATGGGCGCGTACATAAAGCTCTCGGAGATACCGATACTTCTCAAGATGACAATGAGGGCCTTTGGACTTCAATCATCCTCAAAAGAGAAGAACTAAACACTGGCCAATCACACCCTTAACATGAAACTCGGCTTAGCCTATGTCCGTATGAGGGACTGGGAAAATTTTAATAAGCTGACTGAGACCTTAGATAAAGACTTAAACAAAGGAGCTATAGAAGGTCAAAGGCAAGTAGTAATGACCTTGCACCGCTTAGTAAAATCTCACCTACGTAATCAGGACCTACCTTGGGAACCCCTTAGTCCCAACTACCGCGATCGTAAAAGAGACAATCGGGATAAAATCCTTATAGAGCGTTGGAGATACTACAATAACATTGAGGTATTCAAACCACAGAAGGATGCTTGGTTAGTGGGTGTAAGAGCTGATAGGTACTACAAATCTAAATATGGTAGGATATCTATTTCTCGAGTAGCCTTCATGCATGAACGGGGTAATAACAATTTATGGGGTAAAGGAATTAAACTCCCCAAAAGGCCTTTATGGGTCCCCTCAATGCAGGAATTAAACCTATTAGGTATAGATGAGATAATTATCCAGTCTATCCAACGTAAACTTAAAACCCGAGGATGGAAACCTATTAAAGAAAAATTAAAGAAGTATAAAGCCCCAATATGAGCACAGTATTAACCGACATAATAGAAAAAGTAGATCGCTCACTTTTTGAAGCTATACGGTTAGAGCTAGTTGACAAAGGGTACTTACCCGATGTAGCAGATACTGGTACTTACCCTGATAATGATGCGGGAGTAGCTGCTTGGAAAGCTGCCATTACCGCCATCGTGGGAGTCAAGGGGTTCTCCATAGAAATTTATGGTATAGGGTCATCTCAGAAAAAATACGAGATGAAAGTCCCCCGAATAGTTATCACTAATAGCTTTAGGTTACCAGGAGACCTGGGTACTGCCCCCGATGTCCAGTATGCTTTAAACCAAGGTAGTACTGCTTGGGAAGGATTTTTACTACCCCCTCAGACTGCCAACTTTGAATATGAGATAACCCTGGTATATAATACTGCAGCTGAAAACAGAGTTATGCACCAGATACTAGCCTTAGCCTTACCTAAGCGAGGATATATTCAAATCTACAATTCTGTAAATCCCGAGGACAAGTTCTTCATTAAACAGTTGGGTTACAACGATTATGCTGCCACAGATGAAGGTTATAAAGAATCTACCTATACTTACAGGGTAGATGATATAATTGATTCTAGCCAGAACAAGGTTAAAGATGCTGCTAAGATTGTAGAAATTAAGGTAGAGGATAAACTTGGTGACCCCGATGATTATACTGATGGACCTACCTTCATTGTATCCTAAAGCCACAATACTAAAGTAACTTTCAATAACAAATATTTAAGCGCTAAAAGTCATGCCTAATACTGCCCAAGTAAACTTTTCCATCACCAACCTAAATTTCTCTGTAGCTCAGCTTATAAAGGGAATTAGCTTCGTGGGTGGAATTACCAAAAGAGGTCCTGTTGCAGATCCCAGTACTGTAGTCACAAGCTGGCCTCAGTTTGTTAAGATCTATGGCGGATTAATTTCCACTAGCGATTTTCCTTTGCTTTGCAAAAGAGCACTGGAAGCGGGATCACAATTGCGTGTTTCAAGGGTAGTTCATTACACTGACCCAGCCGATGCCAGTACTTCTACCGCAACAAAAGCTACAACTACCGCCTTTGCTAACTCTACTCCAAGTAACCTTTTCTCTTTGCCTTTGAAAAACCCTGGAGCAGATGGAAACAACATAAGGGCTGAAGTATATGCTGCTTCTAACGGAGATGCCGATTACTTTAACTTAAAGGTTTATCATATTGATGAACCCGATCTTACCGAGATTTATACAAACCTTACAATCCCCGGCCAACCCACAGTTGCCAACTCTCACTACCTTGATACTGTAATTAAGAGGTCTAAAATTGTAAGCGTAACTTACAATGACCTTTCTGCTTTAGTAGGAACACTACGTCCAGTAAACGTAGTAAAAACCTACTCTACTGGATCTAATGGCGGTACAGTAGTAGATGCCGATTATATTGGGGACTCTGCAGGAGGAACAGGCTTTAATGCTTTTGATGCCTATGACGATGCTATGCAAGTTTGTATGCCCGAGATGTCAGCTTCTGCTATACACGTAGCCGGTGCTGCTTATGCTGATACCCGTAAAGACCTTGTATACTTCGCTCACCTTGACCATACTTTAACTACTGCTAATGATTTGATCACCGAAAGGGATGGATTTAACATCAGTTCAAAGTATACTGCCTTCTTTGGGGGAGGTTTGGTAGTAACCGATCCTACCACTGGGTTACAGAAGAATATCTCTGAGCTGGGAGATATATTAGGGCTTGCCGCTACCAGTGACCTCTTATTCGGGGAATGGTATTCATTTGCAGGAAGAAACCGTGGAGCTATCCGTAATGCTCTGAATGTTATAACTAACTTCGGTACTCCAGCCATGAAAGAGGATCTGAACCTCTTAGCTAACCACCAGATCAATATGGTAGTTGCTAAGAATGGCCAAATCCAATTAAGCGGTAACTTCTCAGCACAACTTGCTAATGATCAAATGTCCTTCCTGAATACCGTAAGGTTTTTGATCGCTTTGCAAAAATCATTAGGTCCTATCCTTGAAGGCTTCCTTGAAGATCCTGCTGATCTGGTAACATTCAAAAAGATATTCAGGGCGGTAGAACCTACTCTGGATTCTTATGTTGCTAAGAGGGCTTTATTCTCATACGTATGGGATGGGGATCAAAACATTTCTCGTATTGAAGATGTAGTAGTAAATGACCTCAACGATTTGGCTGTAGGTAAATATAAAGTGAAACTTTATGTTAAGATCATCCCAAGCTTACAGGAGATCGGAATTGAGATTATCGTTACTGATCTAGGCGTAGACTTCTCAGTATTTCAAACTTCAACACCCAACTAATTAACCATGCCAGTAAACATTCCAAATCCTCGCAAAAACTTTAACTTCTCCATACAGGTCCCAGGACTTAACCCCTTCTTGGCCCAGCAGGTTGATATACCTGACTTTGACATAGATGTGGTAGAACATGGAGATGCTAACTTCCTGGTTAAAACAGGGGGTATGCAAAAATACGGAACCTGTAAGGTTTCTAAAATCTCAACTGCTACCGCACCAGATAACTGGGTATGGGACTGGATGTTCCAAGTTCAGGATGTATTCGCAGGCGGTGGAGATCTCCCAAGTAATTACAAAAGGTCTGTTGTAATTGAACAGTTCTCTAATGATGGGGTAACTGTTATTAATACCTGGGTACTCTATGGTTGCTGGCCCTCAAAAATAAACGGGGTTAATTTCCGCAGAAAAGAATCCGACAACACCATGGAAGAAATCGAATTCTGCGTAGATCAGGTAGACCATTTCTAATACTTCAACACATTTACTAATCCCTCACTCAGGGCACGAAAAAGGAGCAGAATTATATCTTGCTCCTTTTTTTGTGGTTTTACTATTTAATTATAAATTTCCACATGTCAGAAGTTATTAATTTAATCCAGCCTACTTTATTTAATGCTGTTCTACCCTCAGGTATGAAAGTTACCTTCAGAGAACAGAACGGAGAAGATGATGCTATCATATCCCGTCAAGGTAGTGCAATAGAGGGATCTTCCATCAATAAGTTTATTGCGGAGATCCTTAAAGAAATTGATGGTCAGAAGGTAGCCCTTAACTCCCACGGTATAGCTAAGTGGAAAGTAAGGGATAAATACAGTCTACTTTTAAAGTCCCGTATTGCTTCATTAGGTAATACCATGACCTTCATCTTTAAGTGCCCACATTGCCAGAAAGAGAATCCCCCTTTAGAAGAAAACCTTGCTGCCTATGATTGGGATTACAGTAAACCTTTTCCTGATAAGGATTCCCCAGAGTGGACCAAAGATCTCATACCCCCTTACCCAAATGGCAAGGAAAGTGAGAGAATAATCAAGCTTTCTAGTAACAAAGAAATTAAGTATAAGTACTTAGATGGAGTGGGAGAAAAGATGCTACTAGATATAGACGGAAATGACCTAAATAAGAACCATGAACTCTTATGTAGACATATAGAATGGAAGGATGAATCGGGCAGGTTTATAAAGCTCCAAAACTTCCGTCCCTTCTCTGCTAAAGACATGGCAGAAATCAGGAAAGATATTGCTTTGAACGATCCTGCTTGGGAAGGTACTACTGCTATAACCTGTCAAAATTCTTCTTGCCGTAAGGTAACTGAAATTGCAGTAATCACTCAACCTGATTTTTTCTTTCCAGTGCAGATATAGTCTGGGACTATTTCTATGTCTGCAAGGCGGGATTCAGGTTTACCTACCATGAATATATTACCCTACCTATAACCAAAAGAAAAAGGGCAAATGAAATAGCCTCAAAGCATTTCCAGGATATGGAAGATGAATTAGGCAAAATTAAATAAACACAATGTTTCGTAACACACACAGCGTACTAGGCCTCGGTGTATCAGTCTTCCTTAGGGATGATTTTACACGTAATGCTGCTAAAATAAGGAAGTCATTTGACAGCCTTGCTGCTCATTCCCAGAAACAAATCATAGCTCAAACTACAGCTATACGGGATAGAGGGCTTGGAATGGCGTTGGCTGGGACGGGTATGTTGTATGGAATGAGGCAAGCAGTAATGGCAGTAAAAGATTTTGATGCTGCTTTACACTTAACCATTGGAGTAGGGGGAATGGGCGGGACAGCGAAACAGTATGAAGACAGTATGCGTAGGCTAAAAGCTATAGCTATTGATCTTTCAAGAACTGTCCCTTATACTGCTACTGAGATCTCCCAAGGCTTTACAGAACTTGCAAAAGGTGGGGTAGGACTAGAGGGTATGCAGAAGATGACGAAAGCGATGATGTTATTTGCTTCTGCTGCTGATTTACCTCAAATCGGAGGAGAAGAAGGAGCTGCTAATATTCTCCTAAACATCATGGCCCAGTATGGGAAAACTTTTGATGAGGCCCAATTAGTAGTGGATAAGATGACTAAAGCTTTCAACATGACTACTGTTGATGCCGCCCAAGTATATGAAACTTTTAAGTATGCTACTCCTTTCCTCAGGATGTACAATATGACTCTGGATGAAACCTTGGCTATCACTGCCGGTATTGCTCAGTCGGGTTTAAAGGGAAGTATATCGGGTACTACCTTTGGTAATTTCTATACTTATCTGGCAGAGGCTGTGGGGAGTTCTGCTAGGCCTAAGCAGAAGAAGGCTTTAGCTAGGCTTGGATTGACTCCCGCTGACTTTATTGATCCTAAAACTGGGGGATTCAAGCCTTCATTTGAGATGCTTACCAAGTTACAGGAGGGATTACAAAAACTTCCTTTACTGGAAAGGAACTCGGCTTTACTCGATCTTTTTGGTAAGAGGGGAGCAAGAGAATCAAACCTATTCCAATTCCTAAAAGCTGAGAGTACTAGGGGCACACCTGCCAAAACTTTACAAGAATTAATAAAGTCCCTGGAAGATGGTAATGTGGCTAAGGAAGCAGAGAATGTAAATAAAATAAGGATGGAATCTTACGCAGCTAAAATACAGCTGTTCAACAATGCTATTTTTGAATTAGCTGACTCATTCTCAGAAGCCATAATGCCCATAGTAATTCCCGCTATGAGATTATTAGCAGAAGCATTCAGGGGTTTAGCAGCCTTTGGTAAAACGGGACTTGGGAAAGTATTAATGGCTGTAACTGCTTTGGGAGTAGTATTATATACCCTAACGGGTGTACTTACCTTCTTCTTTGCCAACCGTTTACTCGGAAAACTAACGGCAGCAAGTCCGGGTTTCATAGATAGTTTATTCCTATTAGCTCGTAATATGCAAGGCAAATTTTCCTACTTTAACCGAGCTGGAAGACTAATAAGTGGCTTCACGGGTACATTCCTTAAAAAGGGGATGGGTTGGAAATGGCTACTTGACTTTTTCTCCTTCAAATGGTTTAACGTAGCTAACCTATCCAAGATCATAAGGTTTATACCTCTTTGGGGTAAGATAGCTATAGGTATAGGGGCACTATTATTCACCCTATATAAATTCTCAGATGGTTTCCACAATATGGTAGTAAAGATCAAGGACTCTATAGTATACATGTTTAAAGTGGTAGTAGCTTATGGTAAGTGGTTCTTTAGGAACTTTGACTTCTCCACTACTACTGACCAGAATGATGCTATGCTTAGAGCTGACCTTGCTGCAGCTCGGGGAGATGTTAATGCAGGAGTAAGGGGCAACTATGGCGGGAAAGATGCAAAGACTCAACTGGTAATGGAAGAACTACTTAAGTTCCTCAAGGATTCTGAAGGTAAAGCAGTTCAAGTTACCATAGTAGACCCAAGAGGTAGGACACTATCTACCAGTGAAAAAAACAGAGCTGATACCTCAAGCTTAATTCGTACAACAGGTTATAAACCCTAATCATGGCAGAAAGACAAGGTACATTCGGGCTAGGCCCATCCGCTGAGGAGAATTTCCTATCTCCACCCCCAACAGGTGGTAAATGGAAATATACTGGCCGATCTTTGTGGATAGTAGATAAGGAGAATCCCCGTAATAAGATTGAAATCCAAACTGTACCAGAGAACCTAAGCTATAGCTTTGAAAATAAGCTAAACCCCATATTCTCTCCGGGACGTAATAACCCTTTCTACCATTACACAGGTAGTGAAGATACCTTAGAATTCGAAGTATCTTGGTATTCTATTGAAGAGTCAAGAGAGGACGTTATAACTAAGTGCAAATGGTTAGAAGGTATGAGTAAGAATGATGCCTATAAAGGAAGACCCCGTACAGTCCTACTCGACTGGCACTCTTCTTTCAAAGCCCAGCCAAATAGCAATGTACTGGAAAATAAACAGTTATTCCAGGAAGCTGTATGGTTAATTAAGGCTGCTCCTTACCAGCTTTCCTTATTCCACCAGTCTAAGAACATGCTGCCCTGTTTAGCTAAACAACAGATTACCTTAGTAAGGGTAGCTAATATAAACCGCCAACGTTCAACCATATCAGACCTAAGATACTAATATGCCAACCCCTCCCTTAACCCGAGTGGGAGCTGATGCTGGAGATTCCGCTTTACCCCCAGCTCGCCCCATAAATATAACCTCAGTAGAAGTAAAAAGTGATAGCCCGTTTATTACGGGATTCGTGGTGAATTATGATGCCCAGCTATCAACCCTGGAACGCACCCGAATAAATTACATTCCCTCACCTGATGATCGCTATCACCCCGTAATTTCGAGTGATAGCTTATCACAGTTGGCCTTCAGATACTATGGCTCTTCTAAGCCATATTGGATTATTCAAGATGTAAACAAATTAGAGAATGCCTGGGAATTACCCGTAGGCCAGACTTTAATCATACCCGACCTCATTAAATTAAAAATACAACTCGATGGCAGTATTGCCTAACGGATACGATTCTTGTTTTATAAAGCTCTTCTCTTATGAGGAGGGGCAGGGCAAGTATGTGGGATTACCATTCAATTACGTAATAACCAATTTTAAGTATACCTACAACGAGGAAAAGGACGATGAGGTAGAAGTCTCCCTAAATTCCGATACCACCAGTATAATAGACTACAAGGGTTTCCTAGAAGGCTCTCAATTAAAGGTAGTATGGGGCTATATAGTTGGGGGCAAATGTTCGAGAGTATTCTATGTAAGGGATATAGAATTTTCGGGTGATGATAACAGTGTTGCCTTAGTTGTAAAGGGAACTGATAAAGCCTCCAGTTTAAAGGATTCCTATAGCCAAGAAATACATACTGCGGGTACGGGAAATGATGAAGATACCTTTGACTGGTTAAAAGTAGTAACCGACTTTTGCAAGAAACACGGCTTAGTCCTAAACCTACAAGGCAAGAACTTTTCATTTAGACGGGATCCAGTTCAAGCTTATATTGAAGATCATAAAAGGCATGAACTAGATGGTAAGCCCCGCCCCGCTGATGCGGATTATAAGTTCTTTAATGGTATGGTTAATCCTGTACCAGGATTGGAAACTCATGACACTCAACTAGCAGCCCAGGTTTACAGGTATAATTTTTACCCCCAGGCTAACAAATCTGACTTACTCCTTATTAAGGAACTCTTGGCCAAATCAGGAGGCGGACCCTGGATTGCTACAGGTAGAGACAACGAATTGAAAGTAGCAGTAAGGAACTTGGAAGGTAAACCAGTAAAAAACTATACTTACTACGGGGGTAACGGAGAACTGCTAAGCTTTAACGTAGCCTCCAATTCTGAGTCTATAGATTCCGAAGCAGATAGTATAGCAGTATCAAATTGGGATCCCGAAAATAAAACCTATAACACCCAGTTCTTAGGGATAGAAAATAAAGAGCTACCCAAACTAGGAGAGAATTCAAGGATATTAAATAAGTGGGGAGAAGATCTAGTAAAGGATGGATTGAAAATTATACCTGGGCTTATAACGGGTATACAATTAAACAGGTGGTTAACTAAGGTAGCGGGGATGACTATTAAAGGGGGCAGGTTGGCTACGGGAATTATAGGAGTACTGGCCACTGAAATAGTGGGCCAAACTCTGGGAGAGGAAGTAGCTAAAAGTGGGAGAGACAAAATTGAAAGTAATTCTCTATCAAACCTTTTGGCCTGGAAAAATGGGGGCTACATAAGCCAGGATGAATATGATCGGGCATTAAGGATTTATAATAATGTACCAGTATTATTCCCTAAAACCTACGATCAAATAGAAAAGATGGTGGGTCAAGGTGTAATAGAAGCTCGTAAACAAAAGTACCCACCCCAAGATGTTACCCAAGAGGAACTCTGGGCTATGTTAAATGGGAATAAGTCATTTGTTTCCTTAGAAAGGAATCCTATTGCAGCTAAGGCTGAAGCTGAGAACATAGTAGCAACTGAGAATTTAAAGAAGATCGAAATAAGTTTTACCGCTATTGGGGATCCACATATTAAAAGTGAATCGGTAGTATCCCTTAGGAATATTGGTAAGAAATACAGTAACAACTACTGGGTAACTTCAGTAAGCCACCGAATTGATATGGGAGGCTATTACATTGAAGCCGAAGGTTTCTCAAATGGCCAAGGGGTGGGCGGTAAAGATAATAAAAAGGTACCTGGGAAGGTTAACATAGAAGTTGGCCCTGATGCTCCTGATGAAACTACTCCAACCGTTGTTCCCTCAAAAAGAGCGCAAGATCCTATTGATGTAATTAATACTGTAACACCTGGTTCAGGTAATATAATTGAATAATGGCTTCACCTTTAGAAAATTTAATCTCTAAGCTCTTACTTAGGGGAATGGAAATATTCGGTAAGTACTACGGTTCTTACCGAGGTTTTGTTTTTGATCGTAATGACCCTGAGGGACTTGGTAGACTTCAGCTACTTATACCTCATGTCTATGGGG